TTCGCAACGACCGTGACGAATGGGAACTGACCGAGGCGGGTGAAGCATGGGCCGAGGCCATGCCGTACTCGCGCAACGGCCACAGCGGCTACCAGATCCTCTGGAATCCCGCCGTCGCCGATGAACTGAAGGAGGCCGCGTGATGAGCCTTCCCATCATCTCCGCGCAGCAGCGCATGGCCGAACGCAAGGGCGTGAAGCTCTTGATGCTGGGCAAATCCGGCATCGGCAAGACCACCCGGCTCAAGGATCTCGACCCGGCCACCACGCTGTTCCTCGACATTGAGGCTGGCGATCTCGCCGTGGCCGACTGGCCGGGCGACACCATCCGTCCGGCTTCGTGGCCGGAGAGCCGCGACTTCTTCGTGTTCCTCGCGGGCCCGGACAAGTCGCTGCCGCCTGAGAGCGCCTTCTCGCAGGCGCACTACGACCACGTCATCGAGAAGTTTGGCGATCCGACTCAGCTCGAGCGCTATCAGACCTTCTTTCTCGATTCGATCACGCAGCTGTCCCGCCAGTGCTTCGCGTGGTGCAAGACGCAGCCGGGTGCCGTCAGCGACCGCTCCGGCAAGCCCGACCTGCGCGCGGCCTATGGCCTGCTCGGCCAGGAAATGATCAGCGCATTGACCCACTTGCAGCACGCACGCGGCAAGAACGTGGTGTTCGTGTCGATCCTCGACGAAAAGCTCGATGACTACAACCGCAATGTGTTTGTGCCTCAGATCGAGGGCAAGCAAACCGTCGGTGCGCTCATCGGCATCGTCGATGAGGTCGTGACGCTGGCCGAGATCAAGGCCGAGGACGGCAGCACCTACCGCGCCTTCGTCACCCACACCGTCAATCCCTACGGCTTTCCGGCCAAAGACCGCAGCGGTCGCCTCGACCTGCTGGAGCCGCCGCATCTGGGTGCGCTGATCGCCAAGTGCGCGGGCACAACCGCCGCGCCTGCCAGCGCCGCCACCCCCGCACACATCGAATCTCAGGAGTAATCGCAATGACTGCATGGAATGACTTCAACGATGCCGACGCCCAGCAATCCGGCTTTGATCTGATCCCCAAGGGCACCGTTGTCCCGGTGCGAATGACCCTCAAGCCCGGTGGCTATGACGACCCGTCGCAGGGCTGGGGCGGCGGCTACGCCACCGAATCTTTCGAGACCGGCTCGATCTACCTTGCCGCCGAATTCGTGGTCACCGCTGGTGAACACGCCAAACGCAAGATGTGGTCGAACATTGGCCTGCACTCCAAGAAGGGGCCGACCTGGGGTCAGATGGGGCGCAGCTTCATTCGCGCGGCGCTCAACAGTGCCCGCAACGTTCATCCGCAGGACAACAGCCCCCAGGCTGCTGCTGCCCGCCGCATCCAGGGTTTCCACGAACTGGATGGTCTGGAGTTCCTGGCCCGCGTGGACATCGAGAAGGATGGCAAGGGCCAGGATCGCAACGTGGTCAAGGTCGCAATCGAACCCGACCACCCCGACTACGCCAAGTTGATGGGTGTGCCGCCCAAGTCCACGGGTGGGGGCACTTCCGGTGCTCCGGCACAGCCAGCGGCACCCGCGTATCAGGCAGCGCCTGTCCAACGCGCACCCGTGACGGGCAAACCGTCGTGGGCGCAGTGAGGGAGGCCGATGAAATGCTGGGTCTGCAAACGACAAGCACGCGGCTACGGCCACACGGACGGTCGATTCAAGACCGGCGATGCGCGCCGCTACGTGCTCGACTGGGTGTTCTGTTCCCGTCGCTGCCAGGACGCGTTCCACGCGCTGTACGGCAACTGGCAACAGGCCAAGGATGGCTACATCGGCAAGACGGAGGTCGCCATGATCGATCCGTCTGAAGTCGAACTGGCCGCCATGCGCCAATGCCTCAAGTCCTTCGGCGAGGCGGCGGGCGAGATCGGTTTTACCAAGCCTCTGGGCGACTACTCCGAGGCCGAAGCGCTGCGGGTGATCGATGCCATCGTCACTTGCTGGTCGGAGGCGATGGTCGCGCACCACGAGGTCACCAAGTTCCCGCCCGTGCGGGGCTTGCCGCCCACGCCCGATCCGCTGGCACCCGATGCCGCCAATCCGTTCGCGGATCTGGAGGATGACCTGCCTTGGGATGAACCGAAGGGGAAGAAGCCATGATGGACTTCAATTCCTCATCAAGCATCGCGGGCCAGGTCACCGCCCTGGTCGACGCCGGGTTGCAACAGGCCCGAGCCCGTCAATCCGAGCGCCAGTACCTCGGGGCCTCGCGCCTCGGGGTGGCCTGCGAGCGCGCCCTGCAATTCGAGTACGCCAAGGCTCCCATCGACCACGGGCGGGACACCCCGGGCCGGATGCTGCGCATCTTCGAGCGTGGCCATGTCATGGAGGACTGCATGGTCGCGTGGCTGCGGGAGGCAGGCTTTGACTTGCGCACCCGCAAGCCTGACGGCGAGCAGTTCGGTTTCTCGGTGGCAGACGGTCGCCTGCAGGGCCACATTGACGGCGTCATCGTGGGTGGCCCTGAGGGCTTTGCCTATCCCGGACTGTGGGAATGCAAATGCCTGGGCAACAAGTCCTGGAGCGATCTGGAGAGAAAGGGCTTGGCGATCTCCAAGCCCATCTACGCCGCGCAAGTGGCGATCTACCAAGCCTATCTCGAACTGCACGAGCACCCGGCGATCTTCACGGCGCTCAACGCCGACACGATGGAGATCTACACCGAGCTCGTGCCCTTTGATGCAGCCCTTGCCCAGCGCATGTCGGATCGTGCGGTGAAGGTCATCTCAGCCACGGAAGCAGGCGAACTGCTGCCACGTGGCTTCCATGACCCGACCCACTTCGAATGTCGGATGTGTGCATGGCAAGACCGCTGCTGGAGGACACAAGCATGACCGACAACACCCTTTCATCTACCGGCATCGAACCGATGATCGACGCCAAGCAGGCGGCTGCCGCGCTGCGCCTGCCGTATTACTGGTTCGCCGATCACGCGATGCGCAGCAAATACCGGATTCCCCACTACCTGATGGGTGGGCTGGTGCGCTATCGCCTGTCAGAGCTTTCTACGTGGGCGGCACGCAATGCGGCAGCGCAAAGCCGCTTCGCGGGAGATACGGATACCGCCGTCGAGGAGGCCGAATGATCGACTTCAACGACACCGCCGTCCCCACCGGAAACCAACCACGCATCGTCAGCGATGCCGAGCGGGAGGAACTGCGCGCAGAACTGCTCGCCCGGCTGGAATCGGTGCTGTTCACTCTGTTCCCGGCAGGCAAGAAGCGCCGGGGCAAGTTCCTCATCGGTGATGTGCTGGGTAGCCCTGGCGACAGCCTTGAGGTGGTGCTTGAGGGCGAAAAGGCAGGCCTATGGACGGATCGTGCCGACAACTCCGGCGGCGATGTGTACGCGCTGATCGGCAATCACTTCGGCATCGATGTGACCCGCGACTTTCCCCGCGTGCTTGATGCCGCCGCCGATCTGCTCGGACGCTCGCGCTCCGCACCAGTACGCAAGGCCAGCAAGAAGGACGTGCCGGTCGACGAACTCGGCCCCGCCACCGCCAAGTGGGACTACCTTGACGCCCAAGGCCATCTCATCGCCGTTGTCTATCGCTACGACCCGCCCGGGCAGAAGAAGCAGTTCCGGCCCTGGGATGCCAAGCGGCGCAAGATGGCACCGCCCGACCCGCGTCCGCTCTACAACCAGCCAGGGATGACCAGTGCCGCGCAGGTGGTACTGGTCGAAGGCGAGAAGTGCGCGCAGGCCCTGATCGACGCGGGCATCGTGGCCACCACGGCGATGCACGGCGCGAACGCTCCGGTAGAAAAGACCGACTGGTCGCCGTTGGCCGGCAAGGCCGTGCTGATCTGGCCCGACCGTGACAAGCCGGGCTGGGAGTACGCCACGCAGGCGGCACAGGCCATCCTGTCGGCGGGAGCCAAATCCTGCCACATCCTGTACCCGCCCGAGGAAGCCGCCGAGGGCTGGGACGTGGCCGACGCCATCGCCGAGGGCTTCGATGTCGCCACCTTCCTCACCCACGGCCCACGTTTGCAGATGCACGACGTCGCCGATGACGTTGATCCGGTGGTCAGCAGCGACGAATCCGTCTGGGGCACGGAGGACGCGCTGGCGCTGTCCTTCACGCGCCGCTACCACCGCGACTGGCGCTACGTGGCTGGCTGGGGAAAGTGGCTGGTGTGGGACGGGCAACGCTGGCGCACCGAGGACACGTTGGCGGCCACGGACTTGATCCGCAGCGTCTGCCGCCAGACGGCTGTACGCGCCGACAACCCCAAGGTCGCTGCCAAATTGGCCAGCGCAGGAACGGTCGGCGGTGTGGAACGCCTGGCGCGTGCTGACCGCAGGCACGCGGCCACCACCGACGAATGGGATGCAGATCCGTGGCTGCTCAACACGCCAGGCGGCGTGGTCGATCTCAAGACAGGCCGGATGCGCCCGCACGAGCGCGCCGATCGGATGACCAAGATCACCACAGCCACGCCCAGCGGCGACTGCCCAACCTGGAGGCAGTTCATCGACGAGGTCACGGGCGGTGACAAGGAACTGCAGTCCTATCTGCAACGGATGGTCGGCTACGCGCTGACCGGATCGACCCAAGAGCACGCGCTGTTTTTCCTGTACGGCACAGGTGCGAACGGAAAGTCGGTGTTCGTCAACACGATGGCCACCATCCTGGGTGATTACGCGACCAATGCGCCGATGGACACCTTCATGGAAACGCGCACCGACCGGCACCCGACCGATATGGCGGGACTGCGCGGCGCGCGCTTCGTGGCGGCCATCGAAACTGAACAGGGAAAGCGCTGGGCCGAGTCGAAGCTCAAGAACCTCACCGGTGGCGACAAGATCTCGGCGCGCTTCATGCGCCAGGACTTCTTCGAGTTCTTCCCGCAGTTCAAGTTGTTCGTGGCGGGCAACCACAAGCCCGCCATTCGCAATATCGACGAGGCGATGAAACGCAGGCTGCACCTGATCCCTTTCACGATCACCGTGCCGCCCGAGCGCCGCGACAAGAACCTGCAACAGAAGCTCCTGGCCGAACGTGACGGCATCCTCGCGTGGGCTGTGCAAGGCTGCCTCGACTGGCAACGCCACGGGCGGCTCGATCCGCCGCAGCGCGTGGTGGAAGCCACCGAGGAATATTT